TTGCAATTTCTCGCCCTGATATTCAAACGCATAACCGGTACTAATCTTTTCGGGCATGTAGATAATAATAGAACCAACAGTTTCGGTAGTGACAGATCGTTGTTTGAGTCTTGTCAGCTCGCTCGATGAAAATCCTTTATCAATCAAAATTTTACGAGTAGCCGCAATTCGTGTCCTGCCGCGACTGACAATATCTTGCTGCTTAGCATTTGGTTGAGACTCATTGAATAGAACTCCACCAATAGATTGAGCGATAGGGAACTTCGACGGGCCTAACCCACCCGTAGCACTTAGACCTTGAGCCACGGTTTGAGCGCCAGAGTTACTGTCGATCTTACCAGCACCAGGAGTAGTTTCTACAATATGAAACATAATGAAGTGGCCGCTCAATGTGTCGGAATCAACGGGATACTTCAAGACACCGAGATCCTCAGTCCCAACCTCAAGTGGGCCGAGCTTATTTCGGGCCCCTTGCATCAAGCTATTTATATTGCTGACAATGGTTCCGAATTTGTCGCCTAGGTAAGTCATTCAATGCTCCTGTGGTTCTTCGACTACATACTATGTATGGCATATAAAGGTAAATTCAAACCACAGAATCCCAAGAAATATCAAGGGGATCCGTCTGGAATCATATATCGCTCCTCGCTTGAGCTTCGGTTCATGCGGTACTGTGACCACACCCCGGAGGTACTCGAATGGGCCAGTGAGGAATTGGTGATCCCGTACAAGTCTCCTATAGATGGAAAACCCCATCGGTATTTTCCTGACTTCTGGATTAAGGTTCGTCGGAAAGACGGTCAGATTCATGAGTCGGTCATTGAAGTCAAGCCCAAGAAATACTGCGGACCACCCAATCCAAAAAATAGACTGACGAAAACCGGCAGGATTTCACGACGCTACATCAGCGACGTGAAGAACTGGGGCGTGAACTCCGCTAAGTGGAAGGCTGCTAGAGGGCTATGTAAGTCAAAAGGTTGGGAGTTTGTGATCTTGACAGAGGGACATCTGAAACCCTGAGCATAGATATAGTATGGCAGAGAATATTTTTAACAAGATTCAAGAGCTACGCAGCGATGCAGGCATTCCAGCCAGAGGCCGGGTGGCCCAAGACTGGTTTCGTCAGACCGTTCGACGACTCTTTGGTGATCGAGCCCTCCGTGGACGAGAGGAGCTTGTTCAAGCCGACGAAGCCACCACCAGATCACCACAACAGATTCGAGGGTTGCGGGCTGGTCGCATGTATATGTTTGTCTATAATCCCAAACTACGAAAGCAACTCCCTGTCTATGATCGTTTTCCCATGATCTTTGTTTTAGAGTTTCGGCGCCAGGGATTTCTTGGAATCAATCTGCATTACTTACCCCTCAAACTAAGGGCTAGGCTGTTCAGCCAATTGACCATATTGTTGAACACCCAAAATCTGAATGAGAACACTCGTTTGCGTGTCAGCTATCAGATCATTAAAAATGCAACGAAATATCACAGTGCTTTGCCGCTGGTTCGGGAATACCTGAACAAGCATGTACGGTCACGGATGCTTGAGGTTCATGCCCGTGATTGGGAGCTTGCTCTGTTCTTACCAGCAGAACAATTCAAGAAGAAGGGCAAGCATACCGTTTGGGCAGAGACACGGAAAGAAATTAAAGAAGGTCCACGCAAGAGGACCCGACTTGCAAGAGAGCGTCGTGAGCGTGAGCAGAAGCAACGTCAGGAACAACTACAGCAAGGTACTAAGAAAGGTACTCAGGAAACCCCATGACTGGTATCGACGAACTACAAGCTAAAATTAGCCGGTTTGGCATAACACGACCGAATAGATTTCAGGTTGAGTTGTCAACACCAAAATCGCTTCCAAACTTGATTCCCCGAGAGCTGCAAGAACGTTTTGCGATTCAGTGTGAAGTGGCGCAATTGCCGGGCAAGTCATTCTCCACCCAAGAGCATCGTATCTATGGTCCTATTCGTAAGTTTCCATATACTGCAACCTATACTAGTAGTATCGACCTGTCATTTCGTGTCGGTGAGGACTATAAAGAGCGTTCGATTTTCGATCTATGGCAAGATCAAATTATGAGTACGTCTACCAATATGTTCAATTACTACAAAGAGTATGTAACTGATATGATTATTCATCAGTTCAATGCTCAAGATGAACGCATCTATTCAATAAAGCTGTTTGAAGCATGGCCAGAAGCTATCGGCCCTATCGACCTAACTGCTGAATCACGCGATACATATAACAGACAAAGCATTACATTTGCTTATCGCCAGTGGGAGCAAACTGACGCTCTACCGCTGGTATTCGAAGGCGAGACTACCACAAAGAAAGCCGAAGGCGGAAAGATTGCAACGTATTTTCTACGAGGCGCAGGTGCTTTCTTCGACCAGTTGCCGCGTATTACTGGTTCTGGCGGAACTATCTTTGGTAGTATTCTTTAACATTAGGATGAATTATTATGGCATTACCGACAATTGTTACACCCCGATACACACTTGAGCAACCATCTACTGGCAAGCAACTATCCTATCGACCCTTCCTGGTCAAAGAGGAAAAGCTATTACTACTGGCCGCCCAATCAGATGATGAGAATGAGGCACAACTTGAAGCTGTAAAGGCCATCAAGCAAGTGATTGAAAACTGCTGCGAGGATCTAGGCAACATTGAAGACCTTCCTCTTTTCGATCTAGAATATATCTTTCTACAATTACGAGCTAAGTCCATCGGCGAAACTGTCGAACCTGTCATCCCTTGTCCTGAATGTGGAAAGCCCATCAAGCTAAAGGTTAACCTAGCCAACGTAAAGGTTGTCAAGCCCGCAGGGAACAATTTTGATATCCGACTTAGTAATGATATCGGCGTCAAGATGAAGTATCCTAGCTTTAATGTTTTTCAAAGTCGGCTGGTCGGTCAAGATTTTACTATGGAACAAGTATTCGACGTACTGATTGATTGCATCGAATGTATCTACACGTCCGAAGAAGTTCATGCTGTCAAAGACTACAACCGACAAGAGGTAGCAGATTTCTTGGATAGCTTGACACAGGAACAATTCAGCAAGATTCAAAATTTCTTTGAAACGATTCCTCGCGTCGAGCATACAGCCAAATACACCTGCAAGAATAAAGTTGAAACTGGAGATGATACCAGTAAACCCTGTGGATACAAAGGTGAGATTGTGATGAATTCGGTGAATGATTTTTTCGGCTAGCTCTGTATCATGAAACCTTAGAGAATTTCTATCGAGTAAATTTCATCTTGGTACAGAATCATCACCATAGCTTGACCGAAATAGAAAATATGATCCCATGGGAAAGACATATTTTCTTAGACCTGCTTCGACAACACTTAGAGGAAGAGCAGGAACGAATGAAAGCTCAGAGTCCACGCTAAACGGAATCAACCATGGCTAACGAACTCCAAAAATCAATTGATGCTCTACGAGAAATAGAGGCAGAACAACTTGCTTTGCAGAAGAAGCAAGCCGAGGAAACTGCTGAAGATCGAAAAACGAGAGTCGATAAAAAGGCCTTCGATGCTCAAGTCAAAGCATTCGATAAGATTGTCGATCTCGAAGACAAGGCCCTGTTTCTCACCGAAAAAAGTTTCAAGAGACTTGAAAAAGGTGTTCTAGCTGCCTCGCTCAAAGCAAACAAGAAAAGTGGCGAAGTCCAAAGTGCTATTCTTAACTTGACGAAGGATTCAAGCCTTCAAGCCTTTGCCAAATCGGTCGAAGGGAAAAAGGTAAAGCGTGAAGAAGCAAGCATTGGTCTCCGAATCAGTAATATTAAAGCTACATTACAATCTAAACTCTTGAAAGAGACTGAAATCGGCAAAGCTATTCTCGTAACTACACTGAAGAAAGGCGGCTCGTTATCCAAAGTTGTCGAAAATATCTTAGATCAAAGCCTTGCGAATAATACAGAACTCAAAAAAGAAATATTCAAACTAAGAGAAAATATTGTTGGTAAGTTCAAGGACGTCACTAAGACCCTAGGAAATTTCAAAAAGAAACTGTTAAGAGTAATTGAAATTGCATTCAACCCCTTGGAGCTATTGAAGTTTTTTGGTAAATTGACATTCCAAAAAGTCATTACGCCTTTGGGATTACTTTTGGGCAAAACACTACTCAAAGGAATTACTCTTCCGCTCAAAGGGATAGATAATTTGATTGGTAAGTTCTTTACTAGATTCATACTGGGTCCTAAAAAGGTTAAACCAGGCACCGGTCTGCTGGGACTAGCCTCAGCCGAAAAACGACGAGAAGCAGAACGCAAAGAAAATCGTATGAGTAAGATACTTGGCCAGTTGGCACTAGCTCTTACCGGGTTCAGAGGAATATTCTCTAAGAAAGGTGCCATCGCTGCACTGTCAAGTAGTGTCGGTAGCGTGCGGAAACTATTGACAACTCTTGGAACAGGAGCCGCAGGTGGACTCGCTGCGTTCGGCGCTACTAAACTCGCTAGGTTTGGTATTGGTGCTGCTAAATTTGGAGCTAAAAGGCTTCTTCCATTAGCTACGATTGTTCTAGCTGTTAGAGCTGGTTTCGTAGAATTCACGAAAACGGGCGACATTCAAAAAGCGATTGCAGAAGGCCTGGTTGGCGCCGCTGAAGTCTTATCGTTTGGGTTGATAAACACGGAAGAACTTCGAGAGAAACTCAAGAAGCCTTTCCTTGGAATCGTCGAAGGCATTACGGGCTTTCTAGATGGTGAACTCTCACCTAAAAACTTTAGAAGTCTCGCCGAGGGTTCACTTAAGTTGGGTACTGCTCCCTTTGACATCGCGTTTAAGATGGGCACGCAGATTACAGAAAGTGTTGCTCGTTTGTTCGGTGCAAAGAAATTCGCCGATGATCTTGACGCTGCGATGAAGAATTTCAATATCGGACAAAGTATAGTTAGTGCTATTGATAACACCGTTAAGGCGATTGCCGATTTCGTCGCTGGACCAACCGTGGAGGCTTTTACTGCCGGTATCAAACTCCGAGGTATAGAAGCGATCAATAAGGCCTCATCAATTCAAGGTTTGAAGCAGGCACTCAAAGGCTTTGCTCAAGCACAAACAGAATTAAATAATAAGATAGTCGGTGGTAAGTTACGCGGCGAGGCCTTCACTAGAACTCAGACTCAATTGCAAGCGATTGACCAACGATTTAAAGCAGCAGCGAAACGACTTGTGGAGTTGGAAGCAGAAAATGCTACCCTACAAGAGAAAGCTAGTCGAGCAGCACCCGTTGTTATACCAAGTCCTGCTGTGCCGGTTGTTGTGCCCAATACAAGTTCACCGGGGACGATCATCGCACCCCCCATGTTGCGAAATAATGAAAATACGTTCCGCCGAATCATCAGCAAAGACTTCACTGGAACGCAAGGTTAAAAGAAAAACGCCACTCGAAAGAGTGGCGTTTTGCATAACCGTAGAAAGTTGTCGCTAGATTAATCTTCGTTGGCAAGACCTTCGAAGTAGCTCTTGGCGCTCGATGCTTCTGTTTCATCATCGTCTCCACTATCAGTCACGCCGACCTCGACCTCAGCCTTTGGGGCCAGTTGCACATCGTCTTCCACGACAGCAGGAAGCGAGTCAGCAGCAGCCTGCCGTTCCTCGGCAGCTCTGTCAGCAGCAGACGACCGTAGCGTATCAGACGCTTCGAGAACCGTTTCAACACGCTCTCGTAGAACCTTATACTCCTTGAATTCGCTGGCGTCGATGAAGGGCTGCAACTTGTGCTGACCCTCATAGAGAGCTTCAAGTGCCTCGTCGTTACCATCAAGGAACTGAGAAGCCGCGGCAAACTCAGACTTGTCATAGTTGACAAAGCCCTCGACCTTTCGAATCTTGATCTTGAAGTCAGCACCATCCCAGAAGCAGAAGGGATTGATTTCCTTCTCATCCTCGAACTCGGGATCCATAGCGTCCATCAACTTGGTGAAAATCTTCATCCCGTACTTGTACAGGAAGACCCTACCTTCGTTCTCAGGATTCTTGGGATCGCTGACAACATACACGTTTGAGATGTATTGAAGTCGGCGCTTACGATTGCGGGCGATGTTTTTGTTGGCATCAATGCCGCTGTTC